ATGTTGCTGTTGCCATTGGTGGCTCCTTAGTTTCTACGCACGGCGATTGCCACCGTGAGATCGTATGTGGGTATGTCTTGCCCGCCGTAGTTTGCATTGCCTGGACGGGCGTCTGTAACTGCGATGGGCGAGTTCATTATCGTGTCGACTGTTGTCATCAAATAGTCTCCGGCATCGCTGTTAGCGGGGGGTGCTGCGAGGATGCGGACTGGAATGCGAAAGTCGCCGACGTTGTAGGTGAATGAGGTCATGACGGGAAGTTCAATGAACACAGACATTGGTCGCGCGTTGCGCGGGTCTGTGACGGGCTTGAGACCGAGGGTGGTGAGTTGTGTTTTGATTGCGTTGACCGCATCGGCGAGGATTCCTGTTGCAGCCATTACGCGACCTGTGGTCTTCCGCAGCCGATGAGGGCCATGATGCGTCCCATTGTTGAGGGGATGGGGATTGAAGACATTGCGTCGAATGAGGCGAATGAGTCTGCTGATCCGCGCTCACGATAGAGGGTTGCTGCATACATGATTGTGCCGAGTTTGACGTCGGCACCAGGCACCGTTGACTGCGAATCGGTGTAGCCCGCTTCGCGACGCTTGCGAAAGATGTAGTTGTTTGCAGCGTTAACGCAGACCGTGATGAAGGCCGTGTCGTTAGCCGTTGCGACGTCAATGCCGAGCCAACTGAGGACATCACTTGAATTGCACCAAGACACGGACGGGGTGAAAGTGACTGTGCCGGTAGCGGTATCTCGAGGGAAGTCCGAGCCTGCGTTGACATACAGGAACTGGTAGAGACGAATTACATCGGAGTCAAATTCAAGGTCGCCCTCGTCAGATACTCCGATGAATTCAAAGTCTTGTGTTGAGACGATTGTTGCGGTTGCGTTGAATCCGTGGCCTGCGCCTGCGATAACAACGGAGTCTCCGACCTGTATGCCTGTCTCAACGAAGGTCTGAAGGACGGCGTACCCATCGAGGCGCGTATGAAACGCGAGATCGTAAGTAGCCATCGTTCAGTTCCTTTAAGAGTTCGCCTGAATCAGACGAACGCAGCCTTGACGAACTTGCTTGAGTCAATCATCAGCGTTGCAAGGTAACCGCGGAATGCGATTGTGCGGCTCAGGGTTGACGGAACGTCGATGCTGATTGCGCCCTTCTGTTGTTCAAAGATTTCGAAGCCTGAAGCGTCGCCGACAATGACGGTGTCTGCTGCAAAGTTGCGGTCAACTACAACCTGCAAACCAAAGGCAACGCCGTTGACTTGTCCTGGTGCAAGATTACCGAATGCGTTCATTGGCCCAATCTGTGGGAACAACGGCCTGTCCGATGTGTCGCTGAGTTGCAGAAGAGCTCCCCACCATTCGGGGTTCACGAACAAGTGAGTTGGCAAGTTGCCATTGCTTGAAGACAAGATTGTTTGTGCTGCGCCAGCAATCCAGCCGACCCAATAAGCAGGATCCGTTGATGAAGTAGAGGTGAAGTTACGAGTAACTGTTGCGCCAGTCTTCAAGTTGTCTGCTGCGACGTTGTCGGTTTCGTTTGCGTAGATGCGACCCATGTCATCGAGGACAAGGCTGATGATTTCAGGCTGTGACCAGTCGATGCTCTGTTCGGACAAGGTAACGAATCCACCGTAACTGCCCTTGGTCACTTGGTTGTCTGTAACAACAAAAGTTCCTTGAGTGAGTGAGGTGTTTTCTGTTGACTGAACGCCCATTGAAGTATGAGTTGTTACTTCTGGACGGATAAATACTTTTCCGCCTTGTGGCATTGCCTTTGCACCGATTGCGTCAATGACTGGACGACGACCGATGAAGTTGTTGTAGACAGGCTGAACGATTGGAAGTGGAAGAACACCTGGGATGTCTGAGGTAAGGACGTTTGGTGCAGCTGCACGAATGCCTTCGCTCATTGCTCGCCATTGGTCTCCGCCAACGAAAGCGGCTGAGATGTACTCGGCTGCTGAAGGCATGAGGAATTCTTTCTTGGCTGATGCGAAGATTGGTGATGTTGGGATGGCGTCGGGCGCGGAGGCTTCGACTTGGGTTTCTGTTGACATTGTTTCCTCCTGGAGACTTGTGTCGGGTTGGGGTTCGTCTGCCTCTTCTTCGACCTCTGGGTCGTGTTCTGAGGCTGCGATTTGTTCGATGATTGCGTCGGCAAATGCCGGAACGCTAACTACCGAAAGTTCTTGTAGATCAGCGGATGAAACAATCATGACGCCGTTCTTGTCGTACTTGAATTTCTTAGGTACTGCACCGACGGAGACCGAGTCGTACGCAGACATTTGAATGAGTTCAATAACGTCGTCGGCTGCTTTTGAACGAGCGAAGGTTGCTGAGAATCCGAGTCCGTTGTCTAGGTCGACAAGTTCGCTGACGATGCCGATTGGGCGTCCGTCGTGGTTTTCAAGAAGTCGCGCGGGCTTGGCATTCAAGTCAAAGGATCCGCGCTTAAACATAACCTTTTCGCCGCCTGAAACGGTTGCGACGGTGTCCCACGGGACTGCAATGCCGGTAATGGTGCGCGGTGCATCTTCTCCAGCTGCTGCGTCAAGAGTGACGGGGACGGCGGTGAACTTGATCATGAAGGAATCTCCTCGAGGTCTGGAACTTGTGGCTCAATAAGTGCGTCGTGCATATCTCCTACGGCAAGAAGGTCGTCGGTGTCAAAGCAGACATAGCGTCCGCGCGCGGTGACATCGTTCATGCTGAGGCGAGATTCGATTGCATGGGCGTACATTTGCGCACCGAAAAGCCAGAGGTCTTGGCGGGCTTGCGTTGCATTTTGATAAGTCATGGATGCGCCTGGAGTCGGTGCCGATACGAGGTACGCGGGGACTGAACACATACGGGAAAGGTCGAGGGCTTGGTATTCGCGCTGTGCTGCGTTGACTTCTAACGGGTCGCGGTCAAACTCAACAAAATTGACGTAGTTGTTTAACGCGCCAATGACGTTTCCTTCTCGGCGAGCCTGCGCCCATTGCGCTGCCAAGTCTCCGAGTTCTTCACCGGACATTGTCTCGCCTGCTGAAGTTTGCTGAAGATAACCAGGAACGGTTTCGATTGTGGCTGCGCGGTCTGCGTACTGATCGAGGTGAGTTGCGATGCTGACGGAGCGTCGGCCTGAATACATGAGACCAGTTGTCGGTGCAAGGAAAGTAATGATTTCGTTGGGGTCTAACTGGATGCCGTTAAACTCAATTTCGTCTGGCATTCCGAAGAACTGTGGGCCTTGCTGATTTGGGGTTTGAATGTTTGCGGAGGGTAGCCATTCGAAACTCATTGGGCGTCCGTCGGTTGCGTTGCGAGAAGTAACCGCCCAGAATGCGCGACCTGTCATCCACAAGTCGGTCACCGTGTTTGCAAGGATGAACTGGCGAGGAACTTTTGGATCAGGGTTTTCCATCCATGACTCGTTCGGCACATAGATTTCTTCGTACTCAGTACCGTTCCATTGCTTGACCTTTTGACGGAACTCGAGACTTGAGATGGTCGAGGCAAGAAGGTCTCTTGCCCTCGACACCGTCGGGAGACTAAGGGCGACCTGCTCAAAAGCACCGCTAGACCATGCATACATCGGTGGGACGCCAAGACTGCCAACACCGGCAGCGGCTTTAATTGGCGAAGATGCAAACTCAGCGGTAGTTATTTTTCGGGAGAAGAACGCCACGGATGGAGTCTCCCACAAACTAGTTGCAAATGCAACTACCTTCCGAACGCCATTGCTGCGCGTCCGGTATTTGACGGGCGGGAAACAAGCGCGGCAGCAACGACAAGAAGTCGCGCTGCCTCAATTGGGCCAGGGGAGCGTTGGCTACTGATTACAACTTGACCGTTTGCGCGGGCAAGGACGGCGCGGTTCACATGGGTCGCAAGGAGTTCTTCGCCTCTGTGGTAAATGCGTTTCTCGAGGATAAGCGATCGAGTGAGACCCGTAAATTTCAGTACCTCGGCGTAGCCGAAAATTTGACGTCGCCGTTCTAACTTTTCTGGCGTATGTAGATCAAGTGCCGGAGTAATCGCCAGACGCAACTTCAGGTCTGCCTCCATTGCCTCGTTAATCTTGACCCACATTTCTTTGAGGGACTCTGTGGAGAACTGGACGGTCGCAATGATGTTGCCTTCTTCGGTAAGTCCGCACCGAATGCCAACATACTTTTCTCCGCCCGTACTTGAGTCGACGCAAAGGACGCCCCCTGCGGGACAGTCTGATTCGGTGAACAGTTTGTCCCAGACTCCAGGCTGAATCCAAGCGTCCGCCGACGAGACCCACAAATTCAAATGCGCGCGGAGGAACGCTGCACGATCAGGAGTTTCCGCAGCTGCTTGCAACGCCTCGAGGGTGATTGTCTGACCAAGGGCGGGGTTGGCGTAGCCCCAATTGATTTCGTCGTTCGGGTCTACCGACGGGAGACTCCATTCGGCAAAGTAGAGACGGGTTTGTTTCTGCTGATCTATCGCGCCAATTGCTGCCTCGCGCAATCGTTGCATTGTCTTTGAAGATTCATCGCCTGAAGTTGACCAGGAGGAAAGAAGCGGAGACTTGACCGCAATTTGCGACGGGCGCAACGCATCAAAGTAAACCTCCTCCGAGACATTCCAGATTTCGTCGACCACAATCAGATCGTAAGTTCCGCCGTGAAGGTTCGGAGTCGCAGCGCGGACTTCCCACGTTGAGCCGTTCGGCATCTCAACCTTGTTGCGTCCGTACGACCAAGTCACATGACCTTCAAATTGTGCCTCAAGTACCGGAGCAAGTTCATTGAAGATTGCAACCGCGCGATCAAGTTTGTTGGCAACGGAAAGAACGTGGATGGGTTTGCCCCGCATCGCTGACCAGTCGGTCAAGAAGAATCCACAGAGGCTAGTGAGTGCAACGCTTTTCCCATTTTGCCTGGCACATGAAGTCAACGCCTCACGAAACATCAGGTCGCCATTCTCGTCATGAGTCAACTGACCATCAAGTGCCACCTTCTGCCAATCAAAAAGCGTCCTCGAGAGAACTCTTTCCGACCATGCAGCAACTAACGGCCCGTAAGAACCATGTCCCTGGGTGACCGATTCCAACCTTGGCTGAACCATTCCAATCCCGAGCGAAATGTCCGCAGACGCAGGACATCGAACTGATTCGGTTTGAATCCCTTCAGATAAGAGAAAGGA